CAAAAGACTTGGAGTGTCCTGAAAAACAAAGGCAAATACTGGTGTATTTGATAAATTTGGGACACCAGAAACTTTGGATAAATTAGGGCAGTCTCGCAAATTGTTAAAATTCGCAAATTCGCACTGACCCCATTTTAATTCAAGAAGCTTAGGATTATCAGCACCGCCGTTTGCATGCTGTATGCCTTTTAACCTACCTCTTATCTCAAAGGTTTTAATACCGCCGCCGTCTGGAAAAGTTATTAAATTATCAGAGCTACTATTAATTGTATGAATAACTTCGTCGTTATAAACAACAATCGCACTATAAATACCAGATACATCTTGCAAAGGCAGGCTGTATTGATCTGTATTTGAAGCTCCAACCCTTGATTGATCTGTTGTGTCAACAGTTAGGGTAAAAAATAATCCTGTTTGCTGATAAATTGCTGCTTTGGAGGTCATTAAACTGCACCTCCGACTAATGACCAAGTGTTGGCTGATCTTTTTACTAACTCAACTGAAGATCCTTGCCCGTTCATTACTAAAGAATTAGCTCTAACAATGGTTACTCCTGGACCTTCTGCAATGGTTACGACACCAACGCCAAAATTTATAACAGTAATTCTTGTTCCAATTGGAAAGTTAGTTGTCGAGTCTGGTTCTACTGTTAAAGTTTGAGCGGCAGCATTACTCATTTCTTGTTCAGTGTTTGCATCACTTAAAATTAGTGATTTTGTTAATGCCGTAACTTGAACAATCTCTAATCTAGCCTTTATTGTTCCTATTGTCTCAATATTCCCATTCTTTAAAATCTTTAAAGCATTTGATCGTGCGGCGTTACTAGTGCCATTACCAATGATAAGTGCAGGATCGGTAGCTACCCAAGATAATAGATTACCCTCCTCAACATTATATCTACCCAAAGCTAACATTGAATAAGTTGATATAGTATCAATTCCAGAAGCTAGGCTATTTTTACCTTTTGCCTGCGAGTTCTCACCAAGCGTTAAAGAATTTTCACCAGAAGCAACGGAAAGGAAACCAGTTGCTATCGAATTACGACCACTTGCAACTGGCTTATCGCCTATTGCAAATGAATTAGTGCCTGTAGCCTGAGTATTTACACCAAAAGAAATAGATTGATCGCCTGTTGAATGGTTTGCGAAGCCACCAGAAAAACTATAAAACCCACTTGCGATATTCTCACCATTAACTGCCATTGCACCAGTTTGACTTGCTGTGTTATTCTCACCTAACGCAACCGCATTGTCTGCACTAATAGTGTTGGTTGTTCCAGCTGCTAATCTTTTATTTGTGTCATCCCAAGTAAGATTAGAACTTGATGTTTTTTTGTTCAAAGCGTTCCCGAATGCAATTTGGTTCTGATTCAAATTATTGCTTGTCACCCTACGATTAGCACCACCCCTATTAACAACTAGTTGATCTGTATCTTGTAGATTACCGCCGTCTGTTAATTCACTTATTTTTAAATCTGCCATTTTTATTTTAATTTAAATTATTATTCTAATAAAATTTTGTCTCCATCCTCCAAGAGAAGGTTAAAACCATCCTCAAGTAAAATATTATTATCGTCATCAACCTCGCCAGCAATGATGTTTGAGGTTATTTCACGTATTATCTCTGTTGTTATTTCTTTTGTAATACTCATAATTCAACTATTTTTCTTTTACCATTCTCATCTGGTTCGAAATAGGCGTATTGATTCCTATTCGCACCAGATTCTCTAATACTTAAATGTATCCAAGAGCCCTCCATTAAGCACTGATCTACAATAATATTATGCTCTTTTAATTTTTGGACTACAAGAGCGTTATTTCTAAGCTGAGGACAGTAAAAATCTATTGCTTGCCCTTTTATATGCTGGCTAGTGTCTTTGCTGCCAAGCTCTCTATTTAACTTTAAACATCTGTAACCGCTATTTATTTTAATTGGCTGATTCAAGAAGTCTCTTATTTCCTGTGCTTTATCAGCCGTTCTGTTTAAATTTGCCAAAACAACTGGATCGTAGACATTATTATCTATCTTTTCAGTTTTTGCTGTGCTGGATTCAATAAACTCTTCCGCATTAAAATTTTTTCTGTCCAAAACTGATATATCTAGCATGATTCTAATAACTCTAAAATAATTTCTCCATAACTGGAATCAAAACCTATCATTTGCAATTTTCATTAAACTTAGATTGATAATGTAAAATTTTATTTTGTGATTCTTCGCCTAAAATTATAAACTCATCCTCACTTACTAATTCAGTGTCCGCCCATAAACAAAAACTATCTGTCCGCATTGTTGAGCAGCTCTGAGTAATATTTAGCACGCTCACTAGCGTTAAGCTTACCAACAGCTTGACGAATCCTTCTTGAGGATCGCACTTGCTCAATATCTTTTTTATTTTGTTTGTTCTTAGCATCTTGTTTCCCTTTGTGTTTTCCAGCAAAGAAAATAGCCAATATAGCTAATATCAAAGCCCCTAGTTTTTTAATCATTTTATAACATATTCATACATTACTATCACCGTAGCACTCACGCTACAAAGAACAATGCTTATTGCAAAGGCTCTTCTCGTCCAAGTATGTTTAAATATTTTGCTAATAACTGACTTAGCAACATCGCATTTATCTTTCATAATCTATACGTAAAATTTGTAAAAAAACTCTGCCCTTCTTCATTTATAGTCGTACCACCAAATCCAATAGAGAAATTTTTAGTCACTATGTAGTTTAGCACACCCCCATAAATAAACAAGTTGTTAGTTATTTTTTGGTCTAAAAACTTCTTTTCAACCTGCACATTCGCAATAAATAAAGCTGGAACAAATCGCTTTATTCTATAACCAAGCTGTAAAGCATCATATCTTGTTTTTTGCTTCAATTTTAATCCATTTTTAAGCTTTAATTCATTGCTTCTAACCGCTAAACGATTAGTATTAACAGCGATATTAAACTTTTTATAATTCCAACTTTCACCAACAGTTAGACTAGGTTTATATTGCTGTCTTTCAACTAAATCATTTTTAGTATGAATTAGACCAGTTCCAAATGTTAGGGCGTTAGCCTTTGCGCTTAGAACTAGGAATATTAATAATAGTTTTTTCATTTAATTTTTTATCAAGTTCTAACGCCGTGTCTAATACCTTATTTAATACACCTTCATTTTTTGCAATTACCCCATGTTGTTTTCTTTCAAGTTTTTCAACTTTTTCAAAAACATCTTTAACATCTTTTTCAACCTTCTGGATATCATCCTTAACGTCTTGAAACATGACTGCAGCCTCTTCTCTAATATATCTCTTGTGTTCGGAAAGTAAACCCTTTCCAAAAAAATGAAAAACATACTTTGATATTTTCGCCATTAAATAAGTTGATACCACTGTTATTAATCCATACAGACCATAAGTATTTAATTGGTCAAAAAGTGTAACTTGTCTTTGCTCCATTATCTCCAAATTTCAGGTTTAATATCTATCACAGCATTCTTTTTTAGAAGCTTCAAAAATTCCTTTGGGTTAATCGTTGATGCATCAATATTTTTTGGCAATAAATCTAATTCTTGACAAAGAATAACCTCTCTTTCCGAGCAGAAAACTTTATCATCATCTTCATCAACAATTCTTATGGCCGCTCTTGCCGCTCCTTTAAAATCAAACTCAGAGCCAACCATTTTTTCGTTAAACTCTATTAGCTTTGTTGGACTAATTATAGGTAATACTTTATACGCATAAATCTTGTTATGGCTTCCCTCTTCTTTTTTGAATTTGGAAAGCTCAATTATTCTGGCTCCAGACATCTTGGCCTCGCCAACGTACATTTTACCATCTTTATAAAAAGTGCTGGCGGCGTGATGATATTTTGACCATGTAAATAGGTTTATGATGTATTTTCCAACCCAGATAAACCAGTTTGACCATGTTACTTTTCTTTTTAAGAATATAAAATACATAATTTATACCGTGTTAGTTCTATACATTTCTATATTACCTACTACCTGAAAATCCACAGGAGTTATTCCATTGTAAACCGTTACTTTCAACTTCAAGTAAGAATAAAGCAATTCGCTATCCTCACTATTTAAATAAATTGTTTGAGATCCCAATAAATTAACCTTCTTTACAAAGGTCATTACTACGTTATCTGATGGGTCAAGTATTTCTACCGAGATTTTAGAACCTAATGGAGCATTTTTTGTTATTACAATGCCGTCTTTAACATTAACATCTTCACTAAATGATAGAATTTTAGATACCTCTGTATCGCCACTGGTAATATCAAAAACCATATCAGCACCGTTACCAACACCCCCATTATCACCACCTCCAGCAAAATAAGTTATTGTACCATTCGGACGTGGGGAGGTGTGAAACCTTTTTAAGCCATTTCTATCATGATATTCCAATGCTCTATTCCAACTATCTTTATAGTTAACTTCAAAGTCTACTACATCACTACCTTCATCTTGCTCTAACTCACAATTAAATTGAAAGAAGTCATCTTTAGCACAAATATAGTAAGAATCATTAGCATCTACCCACTGTGGGTTCATAGCTCTATCAGAAACTTCACCTTTAAAATCTACCCAATTTAATTTTATTTTCATTTACTATTCCTTTGTTATATAGCCAGCAACTAGCTTTTTATTAATTTTCTTGTTATGTTTTAACTCTATTTGCAAGGATTGCTTAAATCCCTGTAAACTTCTTAATCTATACCTAAAGGTGTTATTGCCAACTTCTGTTAAAGGCAAGCCAACATCGTCACTAAAGTTATATTTTGAACCCAAATCTTTTAATAGAAATCCATCAATAACATTTTCATTATCTAATACTATATTTAAAAGCATATCAGTATCATCAACATTAAATACTATACAATCAATGAAACCTTTGCCTGTAAAACTATAAACAGTAGTATATTCTGTTTTAGATATAGTTTGATCCTCTGTAAAAGATATAAGCTTATAAGTATTATCTGTCATGTTAAAAACCCTGTTATTGCTACATACATTTCTCTATTACCACCCCCTCCTGCTGGCTCTCTCCTAAGTCTAACGGTTCGCGTTCCATCGCCTGTGATGTCTATGTTAAGTGGCTGCGTGTCATTATTTATTGCCAAGTAAGATATTGCCAGTGGCTCTGTGAGATCATTTGGGTTAGTTCCATCATCGCAAATATAAGCACTAATTATTGCTGTACCTTCTGAACCAGATCTAAAAAGCTGTAGAGTTAATACTTGACCACTAGGTATAAGATAAAAATTATCTAAAATAGCATTATCACTATCTAAATGGCTGTCCAATACTGGAGTTGTTGCTGGTGGAGGAGTTGGGGTTGCGTTTATTACTTTTAGTTCACCAGATACATTAACATCTGCTTGGTTTCCGCTTGTACCTTGTATTAAGAACGCACTAGGTACACTTGCAGAATTAATATCAACCCAAATTTGTAAAGGGTCTGTATCACTCATTGCTGCTGTGTCATAAACAAGAGTAATTACATTGCCTGATATTGTGCCACTTTTAGATGGTAGGTCAAACTGATAAATAACCTCGTTAGAAGTATCTTTGACATTAGTAATTAATAGAATTTGCTCAATTGTTAGCGTTGGCAATCCTGTTAAAGTAACAGTTTTGGCCGAAGCGTCAAAAGTATATGATCCTATATTTCCTACTAATACTTTAGTCATCCTAATGCAATTATTAATGGTATTGGGCTTCGTAATTTTGTGGTTTCACCATTTGATATAGCCACAATATCACCGTCCGTGTCTTTTTCTAATAAAGTGTTATCATCATTTTCAAAAGCAATCCCCTTGCAAGCTAGATAATTTCTATCTGGATCAGCGGCAGTGCGCCTCATATCGTCAACACCGCCGCCATTAGAAATGGTTTCTACCTTTAAAGGCCTTACTTTATCTACCATTATGCAGCCCTAATATCTAGACCTTTGATTTCTACGTGAAGGTCAGTTGCGTTTTTAGCATAACCGACTTCAAGCACTACATCAGCCGATCCAGTTGGTACGGTAGTTGTGATTTGTCCATTTGTGATATCTAGATAGTAAACTGCACCAGGTGTTGCCCCAGTTAGTACACCAGGAACAATACCTTTTGTTACAACTACAACGGGGTTAGTTGCTGCCTCTGTTGTTTTTGCAAAACCAATTACAGAAGAAGTTCCTTCTATATCGGCATTTGCTGGTAAAACTGTATCAGCGCCAGAGATATAAACTGCATCACCAATAGTAATACCACCAGTACCTGCTGTGTAAGTAATTTCAACCGAAGATGCTGAACCAGTTCCGCCTATATCAAAATAAGTTGATCCGTCATATGCAAATACTTGTTGTGTACCAGCGTTTAAGTATACATCACCAGTTGCTGGTGCGCCTGATATAGCTGTCGGAATTCTTAAATCACCAGCAGTAATATCATTTACACCAGTGTATGTGTAATCACCAGAGATAGTCTCACTAGCAGTTTTGTCTAATAAGTTCTGATTTTGAATGCCTGCGATTGTATCTGTTAAGGCATTAAACGTAATGTTTGAATCTATTGTTACACCACCGGTTACTGAAAAAGATGTTGACGCTGTATAACTATTTAAAGTTATATCATCAGCTGCCGAATCCATTTCAGCCCTTCTACCAGAAGCGCTAATTTTTAATAATTTTACTTGTGCCATTCTTAGTTAGTTATTTTTTTTATTTCTAAAGTTTTCGGATTTATTGTTGAATCCTTTAGATCAAGATTCTTCTTTTTCTCAAGTTCCTCTATGAATTCTTCTAATTTGATTTCCTTCTCTTTGATTTTGCTTTTATTGGCATCAAGAGAATTCTCAATGGTTTGCCTTTCGTTGATTGTAAGTACAGCAAGTTGCTGATTACATTTAGCCTCTGATTCATGATATTTTACCTTTAACTCATTAAGAATCAACATTAAATTAATATATTTAAGATTTAATTTCTCTATATCTATTTGATAATTTAAATTCTCAAATTCTAAAAAGTCTTTTTTTTCTATTTTTTTCATGATCTTATTGTTAAATCTTGATTTGATATTGTTAATAATAGCTCCGTACTACTTAAGGCATAACCCACAGGCAATAAAACGGTATCAGGTACAGTGGTAACATTTAGCGTTATCCCACCAGCAACTGTTGATAAAAAATATTCTCTTCCAGGCGTCAAGCCTGTATATCCTGTTATTGTTCCACTAACTCTTACAACACAGGTCGTGGCCGTTGGTTTCTCTGCTATAACTCCTACTGCTTGGGCGGTGTTTATAGATAAAGCTGATGCTTTATCAACTGTGTTGGAACTTACAATATAAACCACATCACCTACAGATTCAGAAACGGAGCAATTAGCTGCAAACTCTATTGCTGTAAGTGAAGTTACAGGATCTAAAGAGATTTCATCTTGTAATTGTTGGAAGAATCTATACCACGGCACAGTGACAATACCACTTTTACCGCTAATTTTTTGTGAATTGTTAGGTAGTCTTGACATTTACGAATAACCTACTGTTGCATTAATATAAGCTCCCAATATTACTATTTTTATTGGATCAGTTATCTTGATTCTAAATATAAACTCCCGACCCTGTCCCAATCTATACCAAAAAATTTTATTTCTATACTCACCTATTTTTCCTATTGGCTGCCATAACTCATAAGAAAAAGTTTGTCCACCATCTATTGACCATTGCAGCATTGCTTGAGGATCTTCCCCTTGCCCTTGTGTAATTCCCGTTCCTTCATCCATCTCTAACACAAATCTATCAATAGTCGTTCTGCTTTGAAGAGCGAATTGACTGGCTGAAGCAGCTAATCTTTCTATATAACTATCTTCTTCAGTGTAGGTATTAAGATCTAATTCATAGATTTTTCCAGATTCAGGATTGCCTATTAGGTTTTTTCCAGCAAAGAATGAAAAGCTATTAGCTATCCATCTTTGGAAATTTAGACTTTGTCTTTCATGCCATAATCCTGTTGTTAAATCATAACACCAGCTTCTCTTTTCCGTTGGAAATGTTAAACAATAAAATTTATGTCCTTCTTGAGTGTATATAAAACCAAAAGCATCTTCCACCACATTATAAGACTCGATTTCAGTATCAATGGCGTAGGTGGATATTTTTCTTAGCTCATAGCCTTGAGTTTGGTAAACAATCCTGTCATTCCCCAAGAAATGAAATGCATTATCTTCTACTGCTGGAGAAAATTTAGCTGCACAACCCTGTTGAATAAAAGCTCCATTAATTCTTTCAAAAGGAAAATCAACATTTGCGGAATTGAAATAAACCTGTATTGTATTGCTACCAAATAGCCAAAGCTCCCTATTATCTGAAATAGCCCTTAATAAAACATCTGGCTCACCTTCTGCATTGGCGAATTCTAAAGCATCATAAGATGTCATGTCCCTAAGAGACGAAATAAAGAATTTTACTTTATTGGCTGGTATATCTGGTTTTGCAGTCAGGATGGTAAATCCGTCTAAAGTTGTAATACTATCAGACAATAAATAATCAAGATCAGTAACTTGCGTCAATGAACTACTAGTAGCAACATATAAAGTACCATCTGGGTTTAGTATGCCTACTTGAAGCCCGTTTTCTGTAAGCATTACACGTCCTGGGCTAACCGGCATATCACCCAAAAGAGTAATGTTTTTATTACTATCTACTTTATAAACCTCAACCCCATTAACAACATATAAATCGCCACCCATAACAATCGTACCATTAATTGAATTGAGTGTATCAAGATCAACCCATTCTTTTATGCCTGGCGTTCCAAAAAGAGCCACTGGAAAAGGTGAGTCATCTGGTGCTGCTTCTGCATAAAGATTGACAATTCTTTGGGATGATAAAGATTTGCTTCTTGATTTATAGGAATTTTTTGCAAAATTAATCTGTGTAGTTTCTCCCATTTTTACCTATCATTATTAATGTCTATATATGGTGCAAAATAAATAGATGTTGGTTCTCTATCCCAACCTTCAACAATTGCCTTGGTTGTTTGAGCATCTTCTTTTATTTGCGCTAGTCTTTGCGCTCCTATGCCATACTTTTTACATAACTTATAAGCTAAGTTTGTAATAATGGCCTCTAGCCATTCAACAGGAAAATCAGAAGTGTTTAATGGTTCATCATAATCTTCAAAAGTTCTGCTAAATGTGAACTTAATTAAATCATCAACACTACCAGCGGTTGACCATAAATAAAGATCTCCATAATTTAATTGTTTATCGTAATAAAATTTGGTTGGCTTTCCTTCGGAAAATTTATTAGATAAATCAAAATAAGTACTTCTAGATATCTCTTTTAATACAATATCTGTTTGCGATTGTGTATTTCTTAATCTGCATGATGAAATTCTTTGAGGTCTATTTATTTTAGTTGTGTAATTATATACTACATTGTTTTCAGAGGCATCATTAGTTAAAGCATCATTAATACCAATTGTAGTCGCTCCTATTGCATTTATAATTGACCAATGAAGAGTGTTGTTGTCTTGTTTTATGCCAACAAAGTCACCTAAAGTAAAACTACTTGTATCATTAACAGAAATAGTAGTTTCTCCCGTTATTTCATCGGCTGACAAAGTGGTTTGGGTAAATTCAGTGGTAGCATTAGCTGTGGCCGCATCTAGCCTATAACTATTTTGACTTGGCACTAGAAATAAAGTGCCTTCTGTTTCTTTCCACAAATATATTCCTGCCGCTTCCCATGATTTAATCATAATGTTTAGGGAACGCACACCGTCATTCATTTCTTCTGAAGTTAAAGCTCTTCCGGGAGTTTTTACACCTATTTCTCTATAGGCTTCGTTCACTATTTCGTCTCTTGCAAGATTGAAATCTGTTGAGTTACTTGTTGTCATCCTAGTTTAAATCTATATTAATATTATTAACTTCTTCAACTGTCGTACAGTTATTAATATCTTGTATCAATCCAGACTCATTAACTCTTAAAGATGATTCATTAGATTCTATTAAATTTCTTAGGGATATAAAATCTAATCTATTTAGATTAACAATTTCTTTTTCTGGATAAGTAAAATAAGGAGCTGTTGTTATATCATCCGTTAGTTTTTGCAAAAAATTTAAAATGGCTATTCTTGCATTTTGTGAATTAGCGTATGTCTTTTGATTGTAGGCAACTGTTGATTTTTCTGCTAGATTCTCACGATTAATGGCTAGTTGTGCTATTTTAGCATCTTTAGCCTCTTGCAGAAGTTCATCATCTGGCTTAATATAAGCTTCAATAGTGTTTCCATTAACAATAGCCTGATCCGGTCTATTTTCCCACTCTGATTTTGTTATTTCAATATATCCTATATCGTTTGTATCAATAAATGACTCATTTGGATAATTAATATCGTTTGGAAAATAACCAACAACGAAATTATTTGATTTAGTATATTTTGCTGTAAACTTTGCTTTATTTTCTCTCATAATTTATTTTAATTAATAACCAATAACAATATAACTTCCTGACATTCCCTCTACTGATTGAAAGGTTGCGCCAGAAGCAGAAAGAGCCGAAACACCCAACGACTCTTGGCCATCATTTGAGCGTCTACAAACCGCAATCGAAAAAGCTGCATTTGGAAAAGTGATTGGAAAGTTAAAAGCTCCTAATGAACCTTGAAAACCCCACTGTATAATAATTTCCTCCTCCATTCCTCCCACTGTCGCAGGTATGCGGATATAACCATTGGTAGATTGAATTGCTGTTGCTAAAATACCCAACAATCTCGATTCTAAGGTGCTAGGAACAACCGCCTTATTATCAACAGTCCCATCATCAACCTCTGCTTGAGTGGCGATTTCTAATAAACCTGCAAAATCTTCTGTCGCTGGAATCTCTGGATTTAGCACAACATAATCTACTCCGTCATTTGTAATCCAATATCTTCTTGGCAGAAGATCACTTGTTACAATATCAATTTTATTTGTACCACTAGTGTTATACTTTTTGAGATTTAACGCTCCTTGTCCATCAATATCTAAAGATGGACTATCACCACAAGTAATATGGAATTGCACTAAAAATATGTGTGTGTTCTTATTTTCACTAATTGGAGGATTGGCATTTAAAGTATATTCAGTGTTGGTTCCTGCTGTTGTTCCCCAAAATGAAGCTGGCCTTGGGTCAAAATCGTTTAAAGAAAATACTTTCGGGTCAACTGGGTCTGATGTCCAGATAACATTATCAATCTCATCTTTTAAAATAGCCTTGTAATCAGCTAAGCTTTCAACAAATATTTGTGGAAACCTACCAGAAGAATCTGCAATAACGGGGTTAGTATTAGGTACAGTTAGACCTACATCTGAATAGGTATCTTTTGGCGTACTTGTGCCTGTCTCAAAGAACTCTAATTTGTAACCTGCGCCAATTATCCCTAGGTTGCTAAATACTTGATTTATTGGTATGTAAAAAGTTTGTGCCATTTTCTTAGATTATTCTGCAGGAGATCTTTCTCTTGCGGTTTGTAAAGTTTGTACCGTTAATAATTCTGGTCTGATTCTCTTAATAAAATCTGTCATAAGTGTTTTTTGTAACTCATCCTTTTCTTTTTTGATAATAGAACGTAATGCCTCAGCTCCTTCTTTTCTATCAGTCAAAATCTTAGCCAATTGTGTAGCATTTTTCTGAGTCAGTCCAGCGACTCTGTTTTTTAGTGTGTTTGCTGTAGCCCTTAATAATTCAGCTTTATTCCCTCCAACAATAGATGCTCCTTGTGCCACCTCATCAATGAATTGTGCATCTGTTGCTTGATTAATATCTGTTCTTGAGCCACCAAGCACTTTAAATTTTGTCTCGGCTGTTTTTATTTCATCTCGCATTTTTTTTGCAAAAGACTTGTATTGTGCATCATTTTCAAACAAAGCTCTTATTTGATTTCTTTTAAAACTGTTACCAAATATTCTTTTTGCAGGATCAGCACCTTCAGAAGTAGAGCTAACAATTTTTTGTAAATTTTCCCTTGCCCCTATTCTAAAAGCTTCTTTTTCACTGGGATCTAAATTCTTTAAAAATCTTTTTAATTCCTGTGGCCTCATCTTTGAGAATTGTAAACCTTGTTTTTGCGCACTCTCTATCGAGGCAAAATCGCTAAATACTT